TTTCCTGTGCTATGAAAATGACTGAGTGTCCGTGCCCTGTCACTTTATCCATAATGTCTTTATAAAATGCCATTTGCAGGTCGTACATCAAGTTGATTGCATCACGCATGAACTTATCGCCACTTGCATCTGCACAAGATTTATAGTCAATAAGAATATGTGTATCTCCAATTTGCGTTTGGCAGTCAGGACGGCACTTTATTGTCAATCCTGTTTCATCATCTTCCGTGAAGTAAGATGCTTCTTTTTTGCCTTTTAACAACTTAGGAACAAAAGGTGTATTGTATAACACTTCTCTCATGGCTTTTATCTTTTCAAAATCATCAAGGGAAATAATGTCTTTGCCCTCGTTTTGGTCTTGAAATAAAAGCCATTGAGCCTTGCCTTCTTTGGCTCTTCGGTTTACTTCGGGTGCTACCGCAAATTCCTCAGTGAACTTATCTTTTTCAAGAACATATTTATGTACTGCTCTGCCGAAAAGCAACGCTGGTGTACTTTCTTCGGGGTTATCTTTCCAGTAACGGAAGTGAGCCGGAGACTTTGCAATCTTCTTTAAGTCTGTGCTGCTTACTCCCTCTCTTGCCCGATACTCTTTATTGCTTATTATTAAATCTTTCATTTTTCTCCTTTTCCCACCTGTCTGCTTCTTCGATAGCCAACTCTGTGCCAAGTGTTCTCAGTATCTCGTCTGTTGATACATAGTTATTGTTTTCTAACATATCTAACAACACATTTACACGCATTTCCAAGCCGACAAAATACTCATATTTATAAACTGGAATACTAGCAAAAGTTTCAAATGTCGTTTCTTTTGCAAGTGAACTTTCACTGTTCAAAATCAGTAATATATCATCCGACATCAGTGTTCCGTGGCGTATAAGTTCTACTACAATATCAACTTTTGTAGAGATGCAAAGAAACTCATTGAGTTTATTTATCGTCACTCCAACAACCTCTGTTTCTTTTCCTACATTGCTTTTTCTACTTGCATCTATCATCTATTATTTCTCCTTTCTAACAATCTTTATTTCGTTACCGTTATTGATAACAAGTTCAAACCTCAGCACTTTTGCTAACTGTTCTATTTCAAAAACCGATAACTCATTTATATCTGTAACAATCTTACTCATATCTTTTTCCTTTCTATTTTCTACCCGACAGCAACGACCAAATAATCAAAACCGCCATTTCAACGAATATTGTTGTTAAAATTCCCAAAACAAACGGATTTACAAACATATTTATATTCCTCACTTTCTGTGATATAATTCCTCTATCTTTAATATAGAAAAGAGGTGAAATCATGAAAACTGAAATAATTGTTGCTTCATACACCACCGCTAAAATTTGTGGTTATAAAGGCTCATATGATGATTTCAAGAAACTGTACGACCAATACTATTTGGAAACCATTAACTCATTGCCTACCGAAGAACCACAACTAGCAAAAGTTGAAGCAATCAACAATCCTCTCCGCAACTCAAAGTATTTCTAAATGCTGTAGCTACTGGGGATATGGCGTTAAGCACTTTGATAGATAACTCGATATTAGTTTCATCAATCTGCTTAACACCGTTTGTAATATATCTGTAGTCATCTATAATGTCGAATGCTATATGCTGTGCAAATTCATCAATGCCGATGTATCTAGCACCGTCTCTCTCGGCAATTACACTTTTGCCGTTTCTACCTGTTATGCTGTATCTGTTGTCCTGTGTCATGCTGTTACCTCACTTTTCATAAACTTATTAACAAAGTAAATCTGCCCTTTGCCTGTGACCTTAGTTGTGCGTGTTATTCTCACACTGCCATCGGGGTTCTGAATGTTGCTTTCTTTGACTTCAAACAATCCCTGTTCAACAAACCTCTGCTGTGGCATATTTCTTGATGAACCGCATTTAATAAGGAAGTTATTCGTTCTTAACCATTCAAACAACCTCTTTTGTCCGATTTTGTAACCGTTCTGAGAAATCAGCTTTGCTAAATCTCCGACAAGGATTGATGTTTCACTAGCTGATACTGCGTCAGCAAATATTTCTTTAGGTTTCATGCGTTCAATCTGTTTGTCTCTCTCAGCAATCTTATTCTGTGCCACCATAAGTGCTTTTGCCATGAGTTCATCATCTGTCATGTTTTCCTGTCCTGCTATGTAACCGCCGTTTTTTCTGATTGATGGAAGAACCTCTGATGTTACCCAGTCCGTAAATCTTTCTGCACTCTCTTTTCTGCTCTGAAAGATTGTTTTGTAAAGATTTGGCTCATTTATGTATAAGAGCTTTTGTTCTCCACCTTTTGTAAGGGTAGGAATACTACGCACACCCTTTTCGTTTAATCTTTCTTTTACCTTTGATGGCTGTGTAAGTTCCAACGCTTTGCAAATATCAGTCAAACAAAACATTGGTTCTTCATTTACTACTACTGTTCGGATTTCTCCAAACTCTTCATTATTGAAAATTTTTAAATCGTTCATTTTATCTCCTTTCCGACCTTTAAAATTCAATTTAATTGGATTTATCGGGTACAAAAATAAAATCCATCGGAATGCCTGATAAACGGCTCATTTCTTTCAAATGAGATAAGCTCGGCTCAGTATTCCCTTTTTCCCAGTTAATCACTGTTGCTACCGAAACACCAAGCAATTTAGCCCAGTTTTTCTGTGTCATTTTTGCATTTACTCTTACTGCTTCAAGAGAAATCTTCGGCATCTAACCACTCCTTTCTTGATTTGATAATACAACTATAATTCAATCACATTGAATTGTCAAGACTAAAATTTAAAATAATTGGATTTTATATTGAATTTTTTTTAATTTTGATATATAATACAAAATGAAAGGAGGATAGCTATGACAGATGATAGGGAAGAAACAAAGCGTATATTTGCCAAAAACTTAAACAAATATATAGCTTTAAATCAGAAACAACAGATAGATGTTGCAAAAGACTTGAATGAAAAGCCCACAACATTAAATATGTGGTGTAAAGGCAATTCACTTCCTAGTACTGGAAAACTTAGAAAGATTGCTGATTACTTCAATATAGGAATGACCGACTTGATAGAAGAAAAGCAATTTGAAGATACCGACGATGAATATTCAGATATTGTGATGAAAATAGGATTGCATGATGAAAGATTTAAGAAATTCATTATAAAGTATGATAAGTTGCCAACAGATAAAAAAGAAGTGTTATGTGATTTTTTTGAAAAGTTTATTGATTAAAAAGTTTGTCAAACAAAAAAGGGCAGGGTTTTATTTCCCTGCCTGTTCCTCTTTATAGCCACTTTTTACAAAGCCTGCTATAAGTTTTAAAATCTTTTCACTGTCAATTTGGTCTACAAGTTCCACAATTTCTCTTTTTAGTTCTTCTTTACTCAAATTTAATCCTCCTATGTGACACATTATAGAACAACTGTTCTGTTATGTCAATCCCCTCAAAAAAACAGGGCAGTGCAACGCCAATTACACCGCCCATAAGCCGAAACTTGATATGCCGATGTGTTTATCGACATTATTATTATAAGACTTTTGACTGGGATTTTAAATAGTTGTCAGACGCTTTAATGTGCTAAAATATGCTATTATTCGACATTTTTAAACCTCTTTGGTTTTCGTAACTGTTCCATCTTCATTGAGAATATAGCCATCTTCGACAAGTTTCTTTTTGACCTCTTCCTGCCATTTTTTAGGGATGTCAGTCCATTTTTTTGTTCCTTTAATAACTCTGTATGCATACCAATCTACCATGATTTTACCTCGCTTTTTAATTTTAGTTTGCTGATGCTAAATCGTCTATAGCACTATCTTGTAATGCCTGGGATATTTCAAGCTCTTTTATTCTAATCTCAATATCTGAATACTGATGAAGATTATAAGTTGCCGTGAAAACACCGTCTTTCTCTGAGTATGTGACGCTGTCAAAAGTGTAGTTTTTGTAGATGCCAAAAATATTATCGGTATCGTTTGTAAACTTAAATTCAGATAGGTTCTCGTCTGTCAATTTTTGTCTGAATGTTTCGATACTAGCCGCATTGTTAAAATTGGTGACAATAGCAGTTGCTGTACAGCTTTCGGTAACGGTAAGTTCTGTGTTGTCTTTTAATTTGATTTTCATAATGTTTTTATTCCTTTCTTTA